GGAGACCTGCGCATTGCCGGAGATTCGCGCATCGTCGGAGACCGACGCATTGCCGAAGACCGACGCATTGCCGGAGACCTGCGCATTGCCGGAGATTCGCGCATCGTCGGAGATTCGCGCATCGTCGGAGACCCGCGCATTGCCGGAGACCCACGCATTGTCATCGTTGGAGAGGTTTTCTTCCTTTTCCACAAAGCCCCCAAGTTCGCCAGCTCTTATGGTACCGAAATCGACAATAGCCTTGATGCGGAACAGCTTATTACCGAAAGCGTTTGTTATAAATTCATCGGTGAGTTCAAATTTCTTCACGGCGGGATTCCTCCTTAAAATACAGTCCGCACAGCGGATTCAGGGCCAGCAGTGCGAGGATGGTTACTGGAATGTTCAGGCTGCCGAGCGCGGCCAGAAGCAGCACCAAATCTGCGGTGATTGCCAGCTTGACGGCAGCACTGGTAAGTGATAGAATATAGTTAGAGCTTTTTGCGATGCTCTGTTCGTTCTGCCGTTTCTGTGTGCCAGCACAGGGGCGGTGTTTTTTTGTTGCTGTCGCCATCATTCTTTTACTTCCTCCCATTCAAAGCGGCCCTTGCCGGAGTTGCGCCACTGGCCCAAGCCGCGCTTTGCGCCGTAGTCCAAACATTCGCGTACCATATCTTCCAGCTTTTCATCCAGGCATTCGATTTCAAATTCTGCGGTTGCTCCGGCGGGCACGCTCTCGCTCTTGGCGATGCTGACGCGCTCACCCATCGGGGTCTGTGCGCGCAGGGGGCGCTCACAGAAGCCCATCTTTAGGCCGTGAAGGTTGTATGGAATCTCACGCGGGGAAACGAAAATCAGGCCGTCAATGGCTTTCTTGTAAGCTTTCAACGCGGCACAGTGCTTGCCGCCCGGATAGCCTGCCTTACCGGCAGTGGCAAGAACCTTGCAGCTGTCCTTAAACATGCCCTTGATCTGATAATCGTAGATGAACGGCGTTCCGTCGGCAGTTTTGGGAAAGACGGTCGTTCTTTCCTCTGCCGCCTGCGCTTTGATGTTGTTGACTTCCTGCGCGGTCAGGTCATCGGTAGGGGCCTTGCTGGCGATGTAAGCGGCCAACAGCTCCTCATTGCTGGGGCTGGAACCTAAAACCTCTTCGGTTAAAGTGATACGGATTTTCATTTGTGGTAGTCCTTTCTAATTGATAAATTACGGTTGCTCTTCAAGTCTTTGCTTTTCCGTCGCTTTGCCAAGCTCAGCTAAGCTTCACCGTGGCTTTTCTCAGCGTAGCTATGCCTTTGCGGCTCCATACATCTCTTTGCCATTGCAAAACAATGCTAAACGGTGCTTTTCCAATGCAAATCAATTCCTTTCCTTTCCAAGCTGCGCATCGCCATTGCCGTTCATAGCCTTGCCATTGCATGGGCAAGCATGGCTTTTCCTTTGCTCGGCATTTCCGCTCCGCGCAATTCCTACGCTTTTTTGAGGATGTCAGCGGCAAGCTGCAGCGCGTCGGCCAGCTGTTCGCGGTCGGATTTGGGCTTGACGGTGGTTGACCGGCGGACTGCGGCGGCGGGGAAGTAGGCGGCAAATTCGTCAAGCGTGATGCCTAGCGCGGCACATACTTTGCAAACCTCCGGCCACGTCCATGGAATTTTACCTGTGTATTTTCTCCCAACAGAATTTCCACTCAATTTCAGTTCTTCTGCCAGTTTTTCCCGGTTGTAACCTTTACTTTTGAGAAGCGCTTTAAAAGCAAGGTTTGTCATGTTCATCATCTCCTTGTAACACATATCAAGAAGTTATATACTGTGCGAAAGGGGGAAAATAGTATGGATTTAAAAATTCCAGATTTTACAAAAGACATTGACTTTGAAAGCACTCCGCTGAAAAATATTGAAAAAGCATCAACGGAAACTGCCGTACAAGCCAAACGCCTTGCAGAGTTAGCGGAGCGCCGTGCTCAAAAAGCTGAGCAGGATGCAAAGGATGCCGATGCCAGTGCAAAGCGTGCAAACGCTATTGCCATTGTATCGGTAATAATCGCTGCAATTTCTCTTTTCGGCGAAGCGCTCGGCCTTTTCCCGCTCTCTTTTTAACCAGTGTTCAAAGTAGAGCGTAAAAACCAGATTGCATATCGCACCGCCCAGCACAGCGCCCTTGATAGCAATTGTGACAAACAGTTTAGGTGTCATTGGGTTGCTCCTTTTTATAAAGCATTCAAGCACAGCAGTCGGAACGTCTCACGGCCTTTAGGCGTGATAAGTGTCTGTGTGCCGCTCCACTTGGTTTTCTCGTTAAAGCACTCTTTAACCTCAAACAATCCGTTGTTTTTATCGGCGTATGGCATCAGCTTTGCTTTTTTATCTCTGTAGATGTATTTCTTTTCCATCAAAAAAGAGATAAACTTTTTCTCTTCAACTCCAAGTTGTTTTGCCGTCTCCCGAAAGCTGGTCAGCAAATTACGGTCTACAAGTTCGTCAAAATATTCAGCTTTAGGCTGCATAATAGCATTCTGAACTGTAAGTTCCGAAATCCGAGCATCCCGTTCTGCAAGCGTTTTGTTGGCAACAAGCAGTGCTTTAGCCATAAGCTCAGATGGCGTAAGCTGTTCCTGCCCGGCGATGTAACCACCGTTTTTGCGGATACTGGGCAAGACTTCACTGGTGACCCATTTGCGGAAAGGCTTTGCCTCTGGCTTGTCACTACGCAGGATGACGTTGTACAGGCCGGATTCGTTGATAACGGTAGTCTCCTGCTGGCGGCCCATGCTGTCGGTGAGGTCAGTCAGGATTACCTCATCCGCATCAAGCCGCTGCGCCGTCATTTTGTGGTTGGAGATCCCCAGCACCGCGCACACGTCTTTGAGGGCGAACCACGGTTCGCCGTTCAACTCAACCGTGCGTACATCGTTGTTTTCGTACTTAAAAATCTGAATGTTGTTCATTCGCTCACTCCTTTCTTTCCGCAATCAGTTCACTTACAGCCGCTTCCATCTTTCTAGTTATCGGTTAGCAAATAATCAACCGGCACGCCGAAATAATCAGCCACTTTCTTTAGCGTCGTGATGCTGGGGCCGTAAGGCGATTTCTCCCACTTGCCAAGTGCGCCGTTTGAGATTCCGGCGCGTTCTTCAAGGATTGTGCGGGAAATATTGTTTTTTCGGCACAGAGCATCAATTTTCGAAATATTCACCTAGCAAAAGCTCCTTTCTAGTTGACTATTGCTAGAAAATATGCTACTATGAACTTGCGAGATTTATAACAGCATATTTTTAGCTAGTCCGCTGAATTTTAGGGGGCTTGGTTCTTTGTTGCCCTCTGTGCTATCTATTATACTAGCATTTATGCTAGATGTAAATAGTTTTCTAGCATTTTCTAGCGAATTGGCAATATGCACAAAGAAACGGTGTGATTTGTGTGCGATACGTTGAAAAAGCCAAGAAAATAGCAAAGAAAAAAGGAATTGCCTTCACGCATATTAGTACAGAGCTTGGGAAAAGTCGTGGATATTTGTCTGAAATGCTAGCAAACGGGCGCGATTTGCCAGAGCATATGCTAGCCGATGTTGCCAGTTTGCTAGGAGTCACCGTTGACGACTTGCGCGGGGATACCGAAGAAGGAAAAAAGCCCACCGCACAAGGCGATGGGCTAATATCTGATTTGCCGCAAGATGTACAAAAGCTCATTTTTCTTTGCCAAGAGAGCCCTCAGCTTGCAAGCGCTTTATTAAATCTTGCGCAGCAGTTACAAAATCGGTCATCTGGTCAGGCGTAAATGTTGAAACAATTTCAATAAGTTTTTCTGTGTCCGTCATTGCTGATTCCTCCAAAAATTAAATAAGGTTGTGATATCGTGGGCTTTTTTGACTTTTTGAAACAGAAACAAAAAGTAAATGTTTCCATAACTACACATGAGCCGACTAAAGATGAAATTGCAAAGCAGTATGCTGGTTACTGCAAAGCACAAGCAGAAAAGCGGCACGTAGAACAGGAAGAGCGTGCAAATGAGTATTTCTTAGAGCTTTCCTCTGATGACCTTGCAGACAAAAATGGCCTGAAGCCAACAGAAATTTTAATGCTTTCTTATTTAGAAAAATATTCCAGCGGAAAGCCTGTTGCAAAATTTTGGCATTATGATTATGGCGTTGATGACGTTTGGCCGATTATTAAAAAGCTGGAATCAATGGGATTTGCCGAAAACGGAAAATTGACCGAAAAGGGAAAAGCAGAAATTAAAGACAATGAGTACGTTTACTTTTGGAACAGAAAATCTTTTGCAAAATATGCTTTTTCACTTCCTGAATTTTGCCGTGCCGTGAATGAAAGGCGCGATATACATTATCGAGATTTAATTTGGGAGCAGCTCAACAGAATTAACTTGGCATCTTTTACATCCCCCAAAAAATGCCGCGAGTTACGATACATTATGTATGAGTTTTTGGTAGACGAAAAAAAGTTTGAAACGGCTTTTTCTATGCTACTTGAAATACCTTTTTATGATATGAATTGCCAATATCCTTTTATAGCTCCTGGAATTATGCATGAACTAAAGAAAGCCCAAAAAAACGCTGGCTTTACTGAAGAACAAATTTTTGATATGGCAAAAGAAAGATACGGTAGGATGCTTGTTGAAACCCCAACTGTTACTGCGATAGATGCCGCAGGTATTGTAACATCCTACATTTTTGGAAAAGATGGGATTGCGCAGAGGGTTCTAAAATCTTACAAAATAGATTGCAATAGATTGTTTTCCAAATAAACCGTTGATTGTATTTTACACAACTCACAGTTGTATTTCAACACTTTCACAAAAATACTCATTTGTCAAGTCTTTGCTGTCCTATATATCGGATTTTCAGCACTTGACAACAACTTTTTTTGTCGCTTTCGCCCATGATGGGACGGCGGCTTGTTTACCAGCCTTTCCATTTGTCTGCCCCCTTTGACCAAAATTGTACTGCACCCACAATATGCTTTTTGTCAAAGGCTGTAAATGACCAATATCGACAACTTATTGATATTTGCATTGGGTCTGTTGGTTTTATCCGCTACTAAACAAAAAAGCCCCTGCCGGTGTTCGTACCACCGACAAGGGCAAAGAGCCGTCAACATAAAAAGTTGACGGCATTATTATAACACACACAAAAAGGAGCCGCAATATGAAAAGAACAAATACCGCAAAATGGATTGAATCTGCCCAGCGCTGGCAGATAAACGTGCAGAAAGACGGCGTGCGCAAAACCTTTACCAGCGCCAAGCCGGGGCGCACAGGCCAGCGGGAAGCCAACAAAAAAGCAGATGACTGGCTAGAAAACGGCTTGCAAACGCGCGGAAAAACGGTCGAGAGCGCATATAAAGAATACCTTGCGAGAGAATCAAAAATATCAGGCATAAGCAATTTTAGACCAAAGGAAAGCCGCTGGCGCATATGGATTCAGCCGGAAATTGGGCACCGGCGGTTGGAATCGTTGACGCAGCAGCAAGTGCAAACAGTTTTAGACAACGCCAAAGCCGCTGGAAAAAGCCGTAAAACGCTTCAAAATATCTATGGAGACATCACATCGTTTTTTCGGTTTGCACGCAATTCAGGCTATACAACGTTTGTACCAGATAACTTGAACATTCCCGCTGGAACTCCAAAGCCGCAAAAGAAAATATTGCAGCCAGACGATTTAGCAATTTTATTGTCAAGCGACAAAACCAAGTACATGGGCAAGGAAGCCAAAGACCCTTATATCAACGCATACCGCCTTGCTGTTCTGACCGGGATTCGACCGGGTGAGTTGATTGGCATGCAGTGGGAAGATGTGAAAGAAAACAGAATTTTTCTGCGGCGTGCGATCAACATTTATGGAGAAAAAACAACAGGTAAAAATGACAATGCGGTTAGAGCAATTGAATTGTCCGACATGGCTAAAAGCGTAATAGATGCGCAACGCGAACTTACAAAAAATGGTAAAAGTGTTTTTGGCATCTCAGATGAGCACTTGCTCTATAAATGGTGGAGAAAGTATTGCGATTACAACGGAATAAATTATGTTTCTCTTTACGAGCTTCGACACACGTTTGTATCGATTGCAAGCGCACTCCCGGAAGGGCAGCTCAAACAGATTGTTGGGCACAGCAAAAATATGGATACATTTGGCGTGTACGGCCACGCAGTCAACGGCCAGGCCGAAAAAATAGCCTCTGCGATTGACGAAACATTTAAGGATGTGCTAAAAAGTACACACTAAAAGTACACACTTTTTTGGAAAATATATGGTTTGCCGCAAAAATGCAGAACAATAGCGTTCCGTATCATCGCCATTTTTTGCTTGTTGAATCGATATGATTCTGTATCTCCGTGGGTTCGACTCCCATCAGCCGCTTTTTAAAAAACACCGTAGATTCGTCGAAATCTACGGTGTTTACTTTTTCAAGTACACACTTTAGTACACACTCGCCTATTTTCTCTGCAAGCTGTGTACCAAATCGTTATACACTTCCGGCCGTGCTTCTTTCAGCGCATCCATAAACTCATCCAGCACACGCCACACTCGCCCGTCATCAGCCTTGCTTACAATCTCCAAAAATTCACTCATCCTGTAAACGCTCCAATTTCCGCATTACGTTATTATAAACTTTAGGGTTTGTTACGTACAAGGCCGACATAAGCTCATCCAGCACTTTCAGCGCTGCTGTGGTGTCTACGTTTGACACAGCCTGCAAAAAGTCACTGCCGCCAACAGCAGCCCTTGTAGGCGGATCTGCTGCTTCGTAGTAACGCGCAGGCTCTTGCCATTCTGCTTTTTGTGGGGCAGGGGATACATCTGCAAGTTGCTGATTTTTCACAACATACAGCGCCGCCAAATTTTTAACTCTGGTCATGGTAAGTTCGCTGTTTTCGATTTCGGCTATAGCGCCGTCAATCTCTCGCACGTCCACCATAGCCGCCACCTCCGTCAAGTGTTTTTAAGCTCGTCGATGCAATGCTGGATAGTCTCGCGGTCGTATCCATCAACGTTTCGTAACATGTCTTCCAGCTTTCGCATCATGCTGTCTCGCGCATCGTCTCGGCTGTAATGGCCGCGCACATAATGCGAACCGCGCCGCGCATAGCTGCTTCCGCGTCCATAATTGCCGCGCATATTGGTGCCCCAATCACCATCCCGGCTGTAATCTTCATCTCGGCTGTAGCCGTCATCTTCCAGCATGACAATTTTGTCGATGTTTTTGATGGTGTCAGTCAGCTTGTGAACAGTTTCCAAGTCGCCAGCAGACATTTCGCCTTTTTTGCCGATTTCGTCAAGCTCTGCGCACAGCATGTCCTTTAAATCGTACATAACTTTCATACTCATAATAGCGCTCCTTTCAGCTCACTCTCTCAACCATAAAGTTTGCGTTCGCAAACAAAACGGTTTGTGTGCTTGTGTTTTCGGCGGCAACTGTAAGGCAGCAACCGCGCGGAACTTCAACAAAAGCCGTGACGTAAATATTAAAATAGTTTTCTACTGCTGCCGGTGTCACGGTTGCACTCGCACTGCTCAGCGGTTCACCGTTGATGGCAAGCGCCGCAGTAATAGCTCCAACTGTGCCGCCGGTAGGGATAGCAATGTTTGCACCAAATCCTACTTTGAAACGGGCTTTGCACTGGTTTGTAATGCCGCGCAGCGTAACAATACCGGCGCCCTCTCTGTGTACGACACAGCCCTTACCCGCTACTGCCGTTTCCGTCAGTGGCACATTCTGGCCTGCTGCCACGCTCACGGTATTGGCGTTTGTAAATTCAGCCATAAAATCATTCCTTTCAAAAAAATAGTGGCGGGACGATTGCCCCGCCACATTTTGCATCATCGGCACGGGGCCGAACATGTCGGATGTCCCGACAAGTTGCCGTATTCGGTTTTAGCAGCCGCAGCCGTTGCAGCCGCCGCAATTCCCGTACTGATACGGCGCCGGAACCTGGAAAGCCGGAACAGGGCGGGGGTTGTAATAGGCGAGCTGCCCACTCATATAGGCTTTCAGCGTTTCATTCTGCGCAGCCTGACTTGCGGCAAGCTGAGCGGCGAAAAGCTGCTGGTTCTGCTCGGCAATCTTGGCGTCTTTGGCCTCAATGCGCTGGGCGGTCATAGCGTCCAAAATCGCTCTCGCATTGGCGTTCTGGTTGTCGATGATGTCGCGCGTGCCGTTGCTGATCGTCTGGCGTGTCTCACAAGCCTGCGTTGCCGAATTGTAATTCACGCCCTGAATCGCCTCGCGGGTCTCGCAGCAGCAGTTGGCCTGCTGCATCTGCATGGCAAAGAGCTGCTGCATAAATGCGGCCTGCTGGTTTGCGCGGCTGATTTCAGCCGACATAAAGCCGTTGCTCATGCCCTGCTGTACGCCGTTGATAAGCTGCGCCTGCTGATAAAAGCCGTCGCACAAGCCATTGTTCACGTTGTCAATTTTGCGCTCAATGTTGGCAAAATCTGACGTAAGAACGTAACCGTCAACCACCCCAGCGCCGTTGCCAGCACCAAAGCCACTATTGCCACCCCAGTTGCCGCCCCAGCCGCAGAAAACAAAGAGGAAGAGAATAATAATATACAACAAACCATCGCCGCCAAAGCCCCAGCCGTTGCCATTGCCCGTATTCGCGGGCTGAACAGGCATTGTCATAACAGTGCCGTCCGAAGAAAGACTCATGTTTAACTCCTTTCAAAAGTTGAATGTATTGTTCACCGTGCGCACGGGTTGAACCTATTTTAAAAAGCTCTGAAATTGCTGCGCCATCGCTTGCAGCTGGTTTAGCTGCTGCTGGCTCATTTTCCCAGATTGCAGCAGCTTTTGAACTTCTTGCTTCGGGTCGCCTTGGAAATTCTGTCGGAACTGTTGAAACTGCTGCATCATCTGCTGAAATTGTCCCATCGCGCCCGGCATTTTGCCGCCACCTAAAACGTTAAACAGAGGATTTGGCATTTTCGCTCTCCTTTTTCTTTGTCAGTGGTTTGTCTGCCGTCAGCGCGTCAAAACGGGCTGCCAGCGCGTCAAACTCTGCACGGGTGACAAACTCTCCGGCTTGCGCTTGCGCGGCCTGTGTAGGCTGTTTCTGTGCCGCTGTGCGTTCCGAATAATCGAAGATGCGCAACGGCTGCGGCATACCGCTGGCATCCACTGTTTTGATATAGAACGAGCTTTTCTCGCTGTCCATCAAAAGCACGCTGTTTCCCGGCGCACAAAGATACGACTTTGCCGCTTCTTCTCCCTGCACCCAAATAATGGGAGCAGTCTGCTGTGCAGTCTGTTGCTGCTGCGGATATGCCGCTTGTCGAAGCTGTGCAAGCTGGTCTGGCATTGCGGACGGCTGCCCCATCGGGTAATATCCCGGCGCAAATCCGGGCTGATACGGTACGCCAAACGCCATTGTCAATCATCCTTTCTGCCAGTAGTACAGCGGCACTTCATCTCCGCTGTCCCATGTATCTAGCCAATCCCCATTCTGCACGCACACAACATGCGTAGCCATTGCCAAAATGTATGTTCCGTCCGGGTGGTCTTTTGCAAACTGCGCCACTGTGTAACAATCCGGGCAGCTGTTTGGCAACGTGTAGCGCTTCCACCCGCATCGGCGCAGATAGCTGCCCCAAACATAGTTTGCAGACGGCATATCATGTAGTTCAAATCCTGCCAACACAAGCGCCGCATATACAGCCGCCCACTCTTGATGCGTGGCGGCCGCAATGGCTCTGACGGTGCAATCGCCAACGCGCTTTTGCTCTGGGTTTAGGTTGATTTGCCTATATGCCATCTGCACCGCTCCTTTTTCCTTAATTGTACAAAAAAAAACGGCACAACGTAGGCCAGTAAAGTGCCAACATTGTGCCGTCTTTGGGACAAAAGAAAAAAGGGCGCGGCCGCAAAAGCAGCCGTGCCCTTTAAATCAGCCTATTTTGTTTTTGATGCTGTGTACGCGCCGTTTTACCGTGCGCTCGCTGCAATTCAGTTCTGCCGCAATATCAGCATTGCGCCAGCCGCGCCGCCGAAGCTGCAAAACGTCCGTTTCTTCATCGGTCAGCAAACCGCCGACAAAATCAAACTTTGGCATGATTACTCATCCTTCTTGTTCTTGCTTTCGGTCTGTGTACCAAAATAAAAAGCCACGACCATTGTCACAATGGTCATGACCGTGTCAGGCTGTAATTTGCTCTGCAATGCCAGCACCGCAAAAACCGCAACCACCACAAGCGTCACAATGGTTTTCACCTTAATCAGCGCCGCAAAATTTTTTAAAAAATCGTTCATGGATTTTACCTCACTTATCCTCAAGGTCGTGTAAACGCTGCTCGTGGTCTGTCAAAATTTTGTCTTGCTCGGTGTTGTGCGCCCACAAGCGGCGATGACTTTCTGTGTTGCCCTTATCGTTGTCCGCCACCTGCTTGATGACGTTATCCAACAGCGTTTTTAACTCCACAATGCTTGTGTTAAGCTTAAGCAGTGGCCCCGTCACGGTGACGATGATCCCCAAAAGGACAACGATGTCTTTTACGATATCCCAATCCGTCATTTTTACGTCTTTCCAGGCTTTATGCCCACTCACTCTTATACAGCCCGGCATCCGCCAGGCCGCGTTCCCTACACAGCAAGTAGATTGCATCCGCATCTCCCTGCGATACCGGCCCAATGGTAATTACTTGTAGCTTGCTTGCAGGCTTGTTCACTGCAGGCAGGGTCTTAACAAAATGGTTGAGGTCGACCGTGCCGGTGATGCCTGCGACGCTGCCCTGCCCGTATTGGTGGATGTAGCGCGGCAGCGTTTTGTCGTAGTTTGTGCGGGTATCGGCCAGCCAACCGATGTAATCTTCACACAGGTAAGCGTAGTCGATGTTCCCGCTTGCAAACGATGTGAATGTGTAAATGCCTGCCGTAAATCCGTGCGCTTTGGCCTTCTCGCAAAATGCCATTGCGATTGCCGTGCGCTGGTCTGTTGTCAGGTTGTCGGCGCGACCATCATGTATGCCGGAATCGGTCGTATGCCCCCATTCGCTATCAAAAAACAGCGGGTAGCCAGCCGGTGCAAGGCTTGCACAAAAGTCTGCCTCCTCCCGGGCTTCATCCACCGTGACCGCCTGTGAGAAGAAGTAAAAGCCGAACAACTTTGCGTTCGCTTTCGTCCCTGCAAGGTTGGCATCGTACTGCTCGTCCTTCATCAGCTTTCCGCTGCCGTAGCCGCGATACCCGATGCGAACAATGGCGCGGTAGGGAACACTCGCCCAATCGATAGTGCCCTGGTGGTGGGATACATCAATCAGCACTTCCTCACCGCTTGTCTGCGCAGGCTGGTCGCCGTAGGTTCCCACTTCATTCGGGCAGCCCGCATACGCCGTCGGGTCAAGCCCCTTGCCGGTGGCAGTGGCACGCACCTCGAAGTGACAGTGTTTGTACGGCGGGTCTGCCAACGCGGCATTGCCGGTGTTGCCCATAACGGCCAGTGCATCGCCGCTTTTGACTTTCTGCCCAGCCTTGACCAACAGCTTGGCGCAGTGGCAGAAATACAGGTAGTTGACGGCATCCGGCGTCTGGTTTGCGTCCAGCTGGACACAGACGTAATATCCCCACTCCCACGTCGCATTGTTTTTGTCGGTCACAATCCGCGCCCGGGTCACCGTGCCGGAAATGCTCTTGCCCTTGTAGGTTGGCATGTAAATGGTATCATCGTCCAGCGCTTCCAAATCAATGCCGCCGTGCCACGTCTTACCGCCACCCCGCGTGTAACCAAATCGGGCGTAGTTGTACCGCACCCGAAATCGTCCTTTAAAAATTCCTGTCAAGGTATCACCTCATCATTATTCATCACCAGACGCTCATACTCCCTCAGCAGGGCAGTGCGTCCGGGATGGCCTCTTTATAATCCCACAGCACGAGCATCGCACGCGTCAGCAGGCCGACCTTTACGCTCACGGTCTGGGGCCGCAGATTTTCACGGCCTCTTCGGCGCTGATTGCGCCGCTGTCAACGCGCTCCCAAATCTGTGCCGCAGTGATCTTTTTCATGCGGTACAAAAGCAGCCAAATGCTCATGCTTCGGCACCTCCCGTCATAATGTCCACAATGTCGGCCAGGGCGGTTTCCACCGCATCCATGCGCTGGTTCAGCGTCATGGGCGGCTGTTCTTCCCATGCTTCGGCATAGGTCCACCAGTCGTCCAGGTTGGCGGTGATGCTCTCCACCGTTTCGGCCGCGCGGTCGGTGCCCAGCTGGGCCACCGCAGTGGTGGCCGTCCAGCACGGCCCGCCCTCTTCACCCTCCGGCGCTTCGGTCTTTCCCTGCACCACATCCTTGTGCAGCCGCAGCCAGGCGGTGCCATCAGGCAGCCGTTCCAGCTCCACAGCAGCGGGGGCGTGGTCCAGTGTTTCCGTGTACTTCATCCTGCTTTCACCTCTCTTATCGTCAAAAGGGGCCTGCTGCCCCTCTGGCCCTGCTTACGCGGGCCATTCACCCCGCTTTTTGCCAGATCCAGCAAGCCGCGGCACGCCGTTCCAGCCGGAGGTGCCGGTGCCAGAGCCACCATGCGCGCAGGGCAAACCACAGGCGCCCCCATCGTTGAGGGAGCCGAAGCGCCAGGGCGCACACACACCGGCCCCGCCAGGGGAAAGGAAGGCGGCCTTGACGTAGGTGCTGCTGGAACCGCCGAACTTCGTCGGGATTTGTGCTTCTGCCGCCATTTTGTTCAATGCGCGGATAAAGTTCCAGCTCCACTTGTTCGCGTTCGGCAGGTCAAATTCACCCACCTTCTGGTAGTTGGCGGTGATGCTTCCGGCCAGCTTCTCACTGTCCCGGCAACTGTACACATCATAGTGCCAGTGGTCATCGTCCACCAGGCTGGCCTTCCACAGCGGGTCAAGTTCTTCGCAATAGCTGCCGATCTGCATTTCCATACCGGCAATGCGGTACGGGTATTTGCCGTTGGTCAGGTTACCAATGCAGCCGTCACTATGGCCGGGCAGTGCTTCGGTGGTGCCGTTCGGCCACGGCATGGTGCTTACCAGCATCGTGGTCGTGGTGTCGATGGTGCTTGCCAGGTCCAGGTTTACGGCCGCATACTCGGTATCGTTCACGGTTACGGTCTCAACGCTCAAAATCTTGGCAACATTGAACACATCGTGGTTGTATGCCTGGTTTCGGTCGTTGTTCGTATTGCTTCCGTGTTCACCCAGGCACACGCAGCTGCCCACCAGCAGGTTGGTACCCTGGGCTTTGGTCAGCAGCACACGCTTCACGCCGGTTTCGGCTGCCGCAAGGGTGTACTGGTAGTTGTAGTTGGTGCATCCTTCCAGCTGGCCGCTGTTGCTTAACGTCCAGTGGCGCAGCCGCCAGGCCATCAGGGCAAACTGGGTGTCACAATCGCACCACAGCCCATCGTAGGCGGTCAGCTTCCGGGCCAGCGGTAGCGCCGCGTTGGCGCTGGTCCAGGACATGGGCAGCAGGCCAGCGCCGCTTGTCATGCCGCCCGCGCTGTTTTTACCGCCGTAAAAAGCAGGGTGCCAGGTCAGCAGGCGGTGGGTGCCGTCTGGGGCTACATCGCCCGCCATCGGCACATAGCCGTCGCCTGCGCGCATGTGCCAGCTAGTGTAAAGGTAGCTGCCGTCATCCCATTCCTTCACGGCCAGGGCAGGGGAAAAGCAGTACACCGGCGCGGTCTCGCCGGCCACATCAAAGGCGGCTTCGGTCTCAACGGCCAGCACCTCCATGGTGCCGTCTGCCAGGCTCTTGGCGTTGGCACGCACATACCAGGTCATGGGGTCGTTTTCGGCCCAATCTGCCACGCCCGTGCTGGCATCCGTCACCAGGGGCGCAGCGCTGCGGCCGTCTGCCAGATCATCCAGCGGGGTGCCGCTGGCATCGCCGCTCACGCTCTCGTGGATGTTCCGCACCGTGTAGGTCTTATCGCCCCAGGCGGTGTCCAGCATGGCGGCAAAGCGTTCCAGGCAGCTGTACTTGTTTTCGCTCTGCGTTACGGCAAACGGCCACCACAGTTTAAAGATCTTCTGCGTGTTGGTGCCGTCCAGCATGGCCGTGTACATGCCGTCCAGCGTAGACGCCGGGGTAGATGCCTTGGCTTCTTCGGCACTCTTGGCGGCCGCCTTTTCGCTTTCTTTGGCGGCGCTGGCGCTGCCCGCCGCAGAGCTGGCGCTGTTCGCTGCATTTTTCTCACTGGCCGCAGCTGCAATTTTACTTGCGGCTGCATCTCTGGCACTGGCGCTGGCCGAATCTTTCGCCGCGTTCGCGGTTTCCGCACTGGCGGCAGCACTGTTTTTGGCCGTCCGCGCACTCTCGGCATACGTTTTCGCCGCTGCCTCACTGTTGGCTGCTGCATTCTCGCTCGCCTTTGCCGCTGCTGCCGAAGCGCTTGCTGCCGCTGCTTTCTGCGTTGCCGTGTTTACAGCATTGTCCAGATTTACCGCACTGGCAGCCGCTTCTTTTGCTGACTTTGCCGCAGCCGATGCGGAGCTTTCTGCACCAGCCTGTGCATTTTGTGCGGCATTTTTCGCAGCGGTTGCTTCCGTGCTGGATTGCTGCGCCTGATTTTCCGAATCCCTTGCCGCTTCTGCACTTGCTTTTGCACTTTCGGTGTAAGGTTTGGCCGCTGCCGCTTCCGCCGCTGCCTTGTTAGCGGATTCGGCACTTGCCTGTGCCGCGCTTGCTGCATTTTCTGCTGCCTTCTGTGCGCCCTGTGCCGCCGTGTTTGCTTCTGTGCTGCTGCGCTCTGCGCTCAAAGCGGCGTTCAATACCTGCGCGGCCAAATCCTCACTCGGCGTAAAGGCTGTGTCAGTGCCCACATTTGCATGAGTGATTACCACATAGCCCATTGTTTTTGTAATGCGCTGTACACCGCTGTCAACACCGCAAAATACAATGGTGCCCTTGCCTTCGTAAGTGGTCGCTTCAGGCGGTACATCTACCGTACCATCTGCAGGCACGCGCACTTCTACCGCGTCACCTTCGGGTGGATTAAAAGTTACAACAATGGCCAGCCCATCCCAACTGTCATCTGCCGTCACGTGGATTTTCTCAATGCCATAGCTGTCAAAGGTTCCAAGCTGCAGGGAGCCAGGCTTTACGTTGTACCCCTGCAGCACTACTTCATGCGTCATGCTCCCTCCATCTCTGCCCTTACGGCCTCACGCCATTTCTCCGGCACTTTGTCCAGCGTAATCAGCCCGCGCTTGATGCAGCAGATATAAAACTGTACCATATCATTCACCTCCGGCCAGCATCTGGGCCAGCTCCAAAATGGCCGCCGCGTTGGCGTCCACCTGTTCCTGCAGCGTGGGTTTTTCCCGCTCGGCCAGTTCCTCTGCCGTGTAAGCGTGGTAGAACTGGCAGTCCTCGTACACATCGTAGCCGGAGATGATGTGTTCAAGGCCTTTGGGGTCGTCCTCGGTGACAGTGCCCTGCATCACTTCCCGGCTCTCCGGCACATGCTCGGAAACCCGCCGGGCGGTGTAGAGATAACCGGCTGACAGGTCGGGAGATGTCAGCTCCTCGTTGGTGATTTCATCGTAGATTTTCATTTTGTACCTCGTTATTTGTAGACGTAAATTTCTACAGTAGCAACTTCAATTTTTTACCGCCAGGTGTTCTCGGCGACATTCCCATAAAATCACTCGCTTCCATTAAGTTGTAAGTATAATCAATGTTGCAGATGCTGTAGAATAATAATCCATGTACTGACTGGGGATACTGATGACATCTCCTGCACTTAATTTTTTTTCAAGGTCAAAACCGCTGTTAATAAAAGGGCCGAAGATTGTAACATCATTGCATTTCAAATAAGCCTTATAGGCGGAATCCCGTGCCTGCACCCAGCCAATAAGCCGATATGTACCCGCTTTTTTAATATGGATTTCAAAAGTGCCATCTGAAGCGCTTGCCAATTTCTCGTTACAGTAAAGTGCCTTAATGCTTGCCGACCCCATCCCGTATTCATAGATTTGTGCAAGCATTTTCCCTTTTGCGTTCTCTCCCGGAATCCTCGGTGCTACTCCCATCAGCAGTACCCCCGCGCAGCACATGCCGCAGATTTATTACAATGTTTCATGCTAAACCTCCATCAGCTTTGAATGACCCACCGTGCCCGGATTTCGGCAGTGGGCTTTTTTTTCACCTTAACCAGCACCGAATTGTACGCCGTGACCGTCACGCCGTCGTTGATAATGTCCTGCACTTCATTCAGCACATCATCGGTAGCGGGCACCCCGGTCTTGTCGTAGCCGATGCCGGACAAAAACTCGCTGGCAGCCGTCACCACCGGCGCATGGCTGTTCGCGCAGGTCAGCGTAGCCGTCTGCTGGTACAGTAGGTCTTTGGCCTGGTCGGCGCTGCTGCAAGCCGTCCACCCGTTCAGCGTAAGCCTGGCGTAGTAGATGTTGGAGACCTTGTCGATTGCCTTGAAAATATCGGTCTGCCGCCCCTGCGGGTCGTAGGTCGATCGCATCATCGTAGCCGTTCCAGCATACAGCTGATCCAGCTCGGTTTTAATTTGGGTAAGAAAAGCAGCAAATTGTTCTTGCATTACCTTGGTATCAACGCTTACCCAGTCAGTCACAAGCCCGCATACTGTGCTGTCAAGTCGTTCATCGGTAATATTGGCCGACGTGATTTTGCTTGCTGCCGCGGGAATTGCAATCTGTGCAAGCGAAATCTGCCGCAACAGACTATTGTTTGTCAGTGCCGGTGCAACAGGTGTAGAAGCCGCCGTACCTTTCAGCACTTCAATGCGCGGTTTTGCTGCATAGTCTACTGTGTCCCAACTCACAACAACACGGTCAATACGCGGCGATACAGCATTCGCCAGCGGGATTGTCAGCTGTAACTCGCTGCCGGTCTGTTCTTTGGTATCATTCCAAAAAACCGTACCGTCTGCTTTGTCGTTCGCAAGCCAACCAACACCATCCGATACCCTTACCGTCATATTGCCGTTTGCAGTAACACTTAAATTGCCATCCGCGCCAAAAACGCCGCTTGTACGCCCGTGCAGCCACTTCATGACATTTTGTGCCCCGATGTATTCGTCAACATTATTCGGGAAATTTTTAATTTCTGCCACTGTCTCACCTCAACACTGTTAAAATCGGGTCGCCAATAACCAGCTTGACGCTCGACCCGTTTGCATCCTGTGAATACTTTGCCGCCGTTATTCTTGCCTTGTACTTTACACCCAGCCGCAAAGAAACGCACCAAACCAAATCTCCGACATTATATGCCGTGCCCAGTTCATCGCCGTCCGCGTCAATGTCAAATCCGTTTCGGTTCAAATGGCTACCTAGCTGCAACGCTGCATACTGCTTAACGCGCGTCTGAAACGCAGCGTTTGTCTCGCCATCTTGCTGTGCGTCTCCGCTGAACCTCGCCCATAGTTCGCGCCGTTCCGCATCGATGGCCGTGCCAGCCTGCACCACAAACTTTGTACCGTCTTTGTACTGCGCTTCACAGTAGCACACATTTTTGTATTCAGAAATATCCTTGTCAACTACTAGCCCGGGCGCAGTTCCGCGTTCCTGCACAAACAGGACCGCGTTTAATCCCTCTGTGCGGTCAACGCCCTTATACAATTCAAACGTTTCCGTTTTGGCTCTGTAGTCCAAAACCATCCGGTTCCCAATCTCGGCATCTGTCAAAATCGGCTGTATGCAGTTTAACAGTTCATCCCCGTACACCTCTGTTGCTTTCACGGTTTCTGTCAAGCCTTTTTTCTTCGCCAGCAGTACAGGCAGCCCGCGCAGGTTGGCAGTAATAACGCTGTATACATCTGTTTCCACGTTGGCAATGTTGGCAGTTGCCGCAATAACACGCCGGTTCAGTTTGTTGTTCAGGCTGTAACCGTTCAACGTGATTTCGCTGTTATCGCAATCGAACTGTATTTCTTCCACCGTATACGCAAGTCTTCGCTCTACAATGTACAAAACAGCATCCAGTTCCACTATCCCGATGTTGTACTCATCCATCGGCAAAACTACCGTAAATTTTCCCACATCGTTATAGTAGTCGCTGAATTCGCTGCTGATCGCGTGCGTGATTTCGTGTCGGTTACTAAGGTCAGGGGAGAACAGCTCTAATCTCATATTACCGTTACACCCGCACTTTCTTCCGCAAACGAAACACTCATCTCAACGTTTTCAAGCCCACTGTCCGCAGTAGGCTTCCACGCATTATCGCCCGTATGAATTCTGTACAGTGTACTTTCAAGCGTAAGTGCACCCCGGCAGTCACCGTCCTTAGAGCTTGTGACCGTTGTTTTCCCGTGCGATGTCTTGATAACGACACGCTCATCTTCCACAAGCGTTTTTTCCAGCCGCAGCACTTCACCTGTCAGCATGTTTTCAATGCCTACGTTTGTTGCCGTCTCGCCAACGCAATTGATTTCCAGAATAAACGGAACATCAAACTGCCCGAAATTCTGCAAAACAATGTATTTCAGCACAATGACTTTGCCGAAATAATACGTTTTGCTGATATTCCATGGGAATTTAAAACCTTTTTGCACGCCGCGCAGCTGCATTGCCTTTCGTTCGCCGCTTTCCCAATACGGGTAGGGGGCAAGTAGACCAAGCTGAAACGGTGCACCGTGTTTTGATGCGCCAATGGTAGGCGATGCCGTTACAATAACATCTATGTGCCAGTCTCCGGCATATAACACCCCAGTCAGGTCAGGCCGTACAACGGTCATAAGCGCGTCTTTCAGCGCTTGCGCGTCATTGCCTATAACTCTGCCATTGATGGTAATAGGACGCGTCTGAATGGCCTTGGATTGCACCGTAGCGCCTACTTGACCGATGCCCTGCGCCGTGTTGGCAGTGACCGAAATTGTATCAATGCCATCCGGCTTGCTTATAAGATAACCATGCTCATAGTCAAACACGATAGACTGCCCCAGCGAGTTGACGTATTTAAAAGTCTTGCTTAAAAAACTCATATCGCCCACCTCGCCCGCTGAAAATACGCTGCTGTACTTGCTGCCAGTTCAACCGGCGTCTGCTTTGCCGCGTAAATATTTTGCGTCAGGTTAAAGCCGTTGCTGCTGCCCTTACCGCGTCTGTAGTTGTCCGCTTCATCGGCTGTCAGCACCATCTCACCGCGATGCAGATTTGCAACGTAGTTGTTATAGGGGACATAATCCATGCCGCCTGCATGGCTGCCATTAACGCCCGTGTTGTTTTTTACATCACTTGCATTGATGACAAAAATGCTCTTGATGCCATCCCACAAGCCCTGCACGAAGCTGACAAGACCGCCCCAAACAGCCGCAATGCCACCCTTGATGCCCTCTACAACGTTTTGACCGACCGTTGAGAAAAAGTCAAACGCACCTTCAAAGATGCCCTGAATCGACTCCCACGCGCCCTGAAAGTCACCAGACAACACAGCGTCAATCGTAGAGAACACGCCGGTAATCAAATTAAACACAGTCTGGAAAAAGCTTACCGCAACATTCCAGATGCTTTGAATGATGATCCACGCGCCCTGGAAGAATCCGCTGATAATCGGTGCAAACGGCGCAAAGATAACCACAATTGCCTGGAAGATAGCCTGAAAGAATGCACTTGCCCATGCCCATACAGTCTGTACAAGGCTCCATGCAGCGCTGAACGCTTCACCGATGCTCTGTATGACCGGGGTCAAATCTGTAATGACCTGCGTAACAACCTGCCCGATAACCTGCATAGCCGCTTCAACATAAGGCTGTACAAATGCCACGACTTCCTGAATCTTGGCAGAAATCGCATCCAATGCTGCATTAACGCCGTTTCTGAAATTTTCATTTGTAGCGTATAGCGTAGCAAATCCTGCAACCAGCGCCGCGATAGCGGCAACTACAATAGCAATAGGGCCGCCAATAGAAGCGATAAGCCCGCCTGCCTTGCTGATTGCCACAGCCATTTCGCCAAAGTCTTTTAACTTGTCGGCAATTTTAATCATGCCATAAAGCCCGGTTGCCGCGCTTACAATGGCAGCAATAGCGGGGGCAATCTTTGCCAGCGTGTCAAGCATGTTTTTGCCTTTTTCGATAAGGTCGTCAATGTTGACATTCTGTACAATTTCCGTAACCTTATCAACGGCTTTTGTCAGCGGTTCCTGGAATTTTTTGTATACCGCAATACCCACTTCTTCAGCCGCAGAGCTTAATTCTTTTAAAGCGCCTGCAAGGTTGTCGTTATTGATTTTTGCCGCATCCGCTGCCGTGCCGTTGGCATTGCGTAGTTCTTCTTCATATTGGGCAACTTTGTCAACGCCTTCATTCAAAATCAGGTTGACGCCCTTCAAAGAATCAGCCGTAAATACAGAGCTTAACGCCGTAGCACGCTGTGCATCGCCCATGCCGTCTGTAGCAGTGGCAACTTCAGTCAAAATATCCGTCATGTCGCGGAAATTGCCGTTTGAATCCTGCACCGCAATGCTGGTGTTGCCAATCGTGATTGCGCCGTTTTTCATTTTGGCGGTCAGGTCGCGCATCATAGCGGCCAGCTGCGTGCCTGCAAGGCTGCCCTTCGTGCCCTGGTTCGCCATAGCTTCCAGCAGCGCGGTGGTGGTTTCAAAGTCCTGCCCGGACGCATTCATGTTCGCCGCGCAGTTTTGAAACGCCTGCCCCAATTGGTCAACTGTCGTGTTTGCGTTATTCTGTGCATAAGCCAGAACGTCTGCAAAATATGCAGATTGGTCAGCTTCAATGCCAAACGCCGACATGTAATCCGTTACCATGTCAGATGCCTGCGCCAAATCCATGCTGGCCGCAGCCGCAAGGTTCAGCACGCCGGGCAGCGCAGAGGTTGCTTGCTCTACATCCCACCCGGCCAAAGCCATATATTTCAGCGCGTCAGCAGATTCGCTTGCGCTGTACTGCGTGGTTTTGCCGTATTCGCGGGCAGTATCTTCCAGCTTCTTGTATTCGTCTGACATCTTGTCAGTAATACCAAAAATAGCCTGCGTTTGCGACATGGCAGATTCAAAGCCAGAGCCTACTTTTATTGCAAAACCAGCGGCAGCAGTACCGGCGCCCGCCAGCGCTGTGCCGATCTTCATAACTGTACCGGCAACTTTTTCAAAGCCTTTTGCATAAGACCCGCTGACAAACGCTTGCGATTCGGCCTTTGTTCTTTTCAGCGCCTTTTCATATTCGCTGGAATCCAGCGTGATTTTTGCAAAAAGGTCAAATACGTCCACTTACTCGCTCACCTACTGCCGTTCTTTTGTTTTTAATCCATGCCGCGCCGCAAAATCTTTGAAATCCGCCTGCACCTGTTCTGGTGTCCGCGTATCCACTTTGGGCGGGTGGATAATGTCAATATATCTCGCTGGCCTGTCCGTTACGCCTGTCACAGCTACAACAAGGCTCCACGCACTGTCTGTCATGTATACCTTGTACATCTGTTCTTCAAAATCAGCTTTCAAAGCGTAAGGCAGCGCCGACACAAGCGCCTTTGCGCTCAGTTTCGGCATTTTCAGCAGTACAGGGATTACTTGTTCTGCCCGCCACCGAGATACGATTTGAAAAAATCAGCAAAGCCCTTATCGTTCACCAGGACGTAAACTTGCTTGCAGGTGATAAGGAAATTCTGTTCGCCGATTTCTTCTACCGTCAGGCCGTTGAACGGTGCAAGAATTGCGTATACATCCTCGCGGTGCTGCTTTAACGCAATGTTCAGCAGCTTAACGATTTTCGCAAGGCCGAAACGCTGCATTGCAATGCGGGTCGTTTCGCCCTTCGGCATCGCTTTCTGCATCTCTTTCACAAGCGCTTCATCATCAATCAAGTTTGTGATGGGCTGCGCGATCTGCAATACAACTTCCAGTGCTTCATCGGTGCTAAGTTCAGAAAAAATCCGCATCAGGCTTCATCCTCTCCGGCCTTGATATACACCTCGCACGGCACAGTGTCCTGCGCGGTAATGGAGTAGTGCGCCGTGTATTCGAAGCTCATCTGGCCTTTTTTCTTGTCGCCGGTCTGCAAGCTGAAACCGCCGGTGGACAGCGTATTCAGCATGTGAATGGCACAGAAACCGCCACTCGTAGTGCCGTGCTTGTCCGAATAGTCGCACAGCAGCCACAAATCGGTAAAGTCGCTGTCTTTCAGGTCGTTGCGCGGCGTGATTTTGGAAACCTTGGAAGTGGTCGTAACATCCGCAGCGCCAAGCATGCTCTTGGCATTCTCTGTCGATGCCGAAACATAAGTGCCGCTGCACTTGACTTCCCATGATTCAATCTGCTTCAGCTCTTTCATGTTCTTGGGGCAGTTGTCGATATCCTCGCCGAAGTCGGTAAAGCTCGGCACAGCCGTAAAGTTGATGCCGCCGGTCGTAGCGCCCAGCAGCGCACTTTCTTCCGGCGCCGTACCGGCAGCCGGGTCAAACGTAGTTGCAAGATAACCCGCGTTCAAGACCAGTTCTTTAAACGCAGATTCGGGAATACGAGTAAATTTCATGCTTTCACCTCAATTTAGGCATAAAAATTCGGCGGTAACGTTGATGTACCGCCGTTTTAGGTTTTTGTCTGTGTCATCTGCCAGCGATTGGCAGAACGGGGAGCCGCGTTTTAACCAAATCAAGCCGCCATCTACCGGCAGCGTCACGCCGCCAATGCCCAGTGCGTCCGAAAGCTCAAGCGCCTTTGCATTTGGCACCGCTTCTCTCGTGGTATGGAACCACATGTTGACCGTCAGCGATACCGCCCCGCCGCCCCATGCGTCAAACACGGCATCATAGGTCAAGTAGGGGAGTACAGCGTCATCCGGCACGGCGTTGCTGGCGTATGCGGTCATAAACTGCCCGAAAAACTGCTGTAATGCAGCGCCCTTTGTCATGTCGGCAATCCCTCCCGTAATCGTTCAGCCGTAAAACTTTTTAGGTTTTGCAGCATCGGGGAAGCGCTTGCCGGGGCTCGCTTTTCTTCCGGGCGGCTCGTGACCCGGAAATATGCCCCGGTCGTCACGTCCTTGTACACGCTGCCGTACTCGATGGGCACATCTTTCCGCACAATGCCGGTATACACGCTGGTCACACCCTGCGCTTCGGCCTGCCGTGCTTCAAGGCTGCTGTCAAATGCGACGTAATTTGAAAACTCTGCGCCCTCGCGCCACTCGGTAGAATAGCCGCCCTCGCCGTCAGGCTTTGTCAGTTTGTCCATAATGATGCAGCTGCGCGAAAAATCATCTAAAAGGCTCATAGCTTTCTCCATTTGTTTAGACGGGACGCAAACACGCCCTGCCAGCCCGTCACAGAGCCGCCAGAATTGCCGTTCGCGCTCGATTTGGTGTAACTATATCCCGCAAAGCTCTCACTTTGAAAAGGGCTGTTTGCGGCGTTCTCGTACTGGTCGCGCCAGCTTTTGATTTCTTCGGAAAGCTTTATAAATGCAGGCGGAACACTTAAAGCCCAAATAGCTCCCTCAAATGTTTCGTCCTGCAGATAAACGTTGCCATACTCGTAAACGCCGTCGTTGAAAACGCTGCCAACGATGCGGAAATATTGCCCATAAACAAGAAAAGGCAGCGCAATGCTGCCTTCCTTGACGGTAAAAGTGCCCAGATGTACGCCATTCGGCGCAACAAACCAGTTTCTACACTCTCGCATCAATTCTTCAAGCATTTCGCTGCCTCCTTATTACTTTTTGAACTTTGCCAGCACGACTTTGGCTTCATTGGTCAGCGCCGCAACGTAAAACTCGTCAGCGGTGATCTCGGTGGAGCGGTTACGCGGCTTGCGCTCGGTCTCCACGTTGATATTGCGCTTGCGGTAGATGGTCAGGGCGGGCACATCGTCCTCAGTCTCGCTGTCCTCGTTCAGCTTGACGATGGGGCAAGCGTAATAGGCGGTAGCAGCAGCCTTGACCTTATCGCCGACAATCAAAGCAGCAGCGCAATGCGGCTGGATGGTCGCCAGATGCTTTTTGGTGGAGGTTTCGGCGGTAGTATCAGCGACAATCTCAATGGTGCCGGTGCTGTTGTCCTTCTCATACTCGATAGAAGGAACCTTGCGGGATGCTACAACGCGGGTGTTGGCAATCTTGCCGATTTCGCCGGTGACAGCAACGCCAGCCTGATACTTGTCAGCGCTGATAAAATCAGCATCCTTGCGCAGGGTTGCCATCTGCTTGGGGTTGATGAACATCACCTTGTCGCTGTTGATCTCCTCATTGAACACGTCGATAGCGTCCACAACGCCGCTGTACTTGATAGCGGAAGCAGTGCCGTCATACACCAGCGTGGCGCCCTGCAAGGCTTCCATGCAGTCGTTGTCGATTTTGGCAGCAATAGACAGCGCCAGCTGCGCATTGGCCTCGCCCACGGGGTTGCCGTAGCCGGACAGAACAGCTTCATCGGTCAGGCCAACGCCCTTCATGGCCTTCTTGATCTTGTACTTCTTGTCCTTGGTGCTCATCTTGTTGATGTCAACGTCGACGCCTTCTGCAACGTCCTCTGCGTCGCCAATGTAACCGTAAGACGGCACAGTAATGGTATCGCCGGGCACGCCAGCAAGGGTGTCATCCACCTTTGCAAAAGGCGCCACGCGGATTTTGTCAGGAATCTTTGCCGAAATCATATCGGCCATAACTTCGGGGTTAATCAGGTCTGCCAGTTTTGTAAGGATAGTATCTGCCATGTGTTAATCTCCTTTGTTGTTTGCAAGCTCGGCATACTGTTCCGGGCTTTCTTTATAGAGTTTCAGTCGTTCGGCATAGCCCATCTTTTTAAAGGCTTCTGCCGTGATGGAACCACTACCGCCGTTTCCGGCAGGCGGGTTCGGTGTGTTTGCGCCATGAGTGCTGGTAGTAACGATGTAGTCGCTGTAAGATTCTTTCAGGCTGGTTTCCAGCTTGTCAGAATCCTTGATAGCGCCTTTTTCGTCCAATTCCAGCTTGTCCAGCAGGCCATCGCCTTTGCAAAGTCTGGCAACAGACTGCAAGCGTTTGTCGGCAATGCCGACTTTTTTCAGGGCGGTCTCCAATGCCTTTTCTTTGGCAGCGGTAGTCTTTTCAGCGGCCACGCTGGTTTTGTAATCCTCGAAAGCCTTGTGCTCGGATTCATACTTTGCCTTGTAACCGTCATCGCCCTTTCCTTTCAGGTCGTCCAGTTCCTTTTGGACGACGGGAAGTTTTTCCGCATCGGCTTTATAGCGGTCAACGTCCGCTTTCAAACCGTTTACGGTGTCAGTGTGGGCTTCAATGATAGTGTCCTGCTGCTCTTCGGTCAGCCCCATACCTTTCAGCAGCTTGCGAGTAATAGCCAATGTTTTCGCTCCTTTTCTTCGGTGTCAGTTCTTCGACATTCGCGTTTATATAAAAACAGCGGTTCTTTGCTGTTTTTGCAAAAAGTTTGTAAAAACGTTTCCTTTCTGATAATTTGAAAGTAAACATTTTTGGGTATAAAAAAGTGGCCGTTTCCAAAATGGAAACAACCACTAAAAAGAGCTGGAAAACGTTAATCGTTTTTCAGCTCTGCTTCGATTATTTTTCTGTATTGTTCGCCATGCTCGGCAACGGCAGGCTTTATAAAAGGCTGTGCGCGTTGGCCGTGCGTCAAATGCCAATCGCCTTTTGCATCTTGGTACACCCACGGCGTTTGTCTGCCACCCGGATAGTAAATACCAGTACCGCACTCAACATACACGCCGTATTCGCTGTTTGTGCCCACGTAGGCAGCCCGTTCGCCGTTGTCTGCTACTGTATGAGTAATGCTGTTGCGTAGGTTGCCTGTGTCCACGGGGCACAGCTTTTTAGCGTGCCCCTCTGCCACAAGCCCGCACTTTTCAAGCGCCCGCTGGCAAGCCGCTTCAAGCTCTTTGTAGACTTCAGCGCTGTGGTCTTCAAGTGTGATTTTCATCGTTTTCTAAACGCATCATAATGCTGTATTCATCCATAATCTCGCACACAAGCGTTTTGCCCTCTCGGAGATTTTTAATGTCATCTTCTGTAATGGTTACATCTTCGACCCCAAAAATGCTTACGTGCTTTTCGGCTTCATCGGAAGTGTCATAAACTCTAAAATGTTCGCTTGATGTATCACCTAAAAATCTTTTTAATGGATTCATGACTCTTACCTCCTACTTTTCAAGTGTGATTTTCATCGCTCAATTCTCACTTCAGCGCTGTGGTCTTCGAGTCGAAATTTCATTTCGTTTCCTTCCACGAAATCCATTGCGCATACGTCATTGCAGGAATCAAAATGCTTTTCCCGGTTTTCTCATCGTATGCACGTCTCAGCTCATGACGCGGTTTTGGTTCATCAGGCAGTACGGCAATAGTAGTGCATCGGCAATTATACACGAGATAACCCGGTGCGGAACTGTCTCCAGGATACATAAATTCGTACCCGTCAGTCTTAAACGGCTTGTCAACGTCTACTGTCTGGCCGTCAAGCATTGCATGGGCATGGCGTGTGCGGTTGTCCAGCGTTGCCAGCCATTGCTTTTTCAGCTTTATGCCCATGTCCTGCGCGGCGCGGTAAGTATCTAGTCGTCCCGCGTTTTGCGCTGCCGTGACCGCCGTTCTTGCCGTTCTGATAGCGCTTGCGCGGCTCATGCCTTGCATACGCTGTTGCAGGTCGTTGGCGATTTTCGGTATGCTTTTGCCTTGCAGGATGGAGCTTGTGACGCTGGCTGTAATCTGTTGCTTGCCGTACTTCAAATCGATGCCGCGCTGCAATGCCCGCTTTGGCGGGTAGTACGGCATCAAGTCAGGCTGTTCCACAATCAGACGTTTCACTGTCTGCTCATCCCACAGCGTAAAATCTGCTTTGTCGGAAACCTGCTCAATCTTGTATGCGGCATAGTTGCGATTGAGCGTGTAAATGCCCGGCGTGGCGTCATTGACATAGGCTACAGCCGTTTCGTTGGCGTTGGTGTATCTTTCTGCCACCTTGTCCCGCAGCGCCGTAAAACGCTTGCCTCGCCCTATCTGCGCAAGCCGCCATTGCTTGTACTGCTGCTCTGTGATTTTGCCTGCATCGAGCTTTTCTTTCATGGCTGCATCACGCTTCTCGAACTGCTCAAAATAGGCTTTCACCGTGTCGGTCAGTTCGTCAGCAGCTTCTTTGTACAGCTTTGCGATGCGCTGTTCCAGCTTTACAAGCTCGGCATCTGTCATTTTGTGGGCGTAATCAGGTCTCGCCATCGCCGTTTATTCCCTCTCCCGGCTGGTTTTGTGGCTCGTTAGGCGGCTGGTTGGTAATTGTACGGTCTAGCTCCTCGGCAGCCTTGCGGCGCATCAAGTCTTCAAACTGGTCTGCGTCGCCGAGGATGGTCAGCAGCTTTTTGGTGATGTATTCATCATCGTAGTATTCCGCACCCAGCATCACGGTCTGCGCTTCTTCTTGTTTATTGATAATCTGGTTGCGCGTGTAAGTTGGTTCATCATCAAGCCCAGCAATTGCCAAAATGCCCTTAATGCAGCGCGAGACCCAGCTCTCAAATTTGTCTGTTTTCAAATCCAACGGAGCATAACTTGCCTTAATAGCCGTTGCCGTCTGGTTACCTGCGCTCACGGCAGATGCGTCAAATGCCTGGAAATCCGTGTACAGCTTTTTGGTAAGCATATCAATGGTAGCCTGCGTCCCTTGGAACGGTGCTTCAATGCTCTGTGGCGTGGCTTTCGCGCCCTCGTCGCCATCTGCATGGGCAACGTGGGTGGTTTTAAGTCGCTCCACAAACTTTGCATCGTCAATTTCATCCATACCGCCGCAGTTTGTAAGCACCCAATAGATCAGGTTGCCCTCATCCACATTGTTTACCATGTTGCTGCTGGCAAGGTCGAGCGCGTCAACGGTGTTTTTCCTGCCGCAAAGTTCGCTTCTTGCTTGTTCACCGTTTTTCAGCGGGATAATGGGAAATCCGGGATAATTCTCGCCGTCATATATTTCTGTGCCGTCAATCTCCGAGTACCGAACTTTCAACTTGTACGGCAGTTTTCCGTTTAAGTTTAACCTGCGCGCTTCACCGTTGCGCGGCTTGATGTAGTTAGTGTAACCGTCCATCTCGTACAGAGTTGCCCGCAGCGGCTTGTCCGGGTCAATCTGCCAGAACCTGATTCCAGCTTTTAGCGCGCCGTCTTCTTCATCGTATAACGGCACAAACTGCTCCGGCGCGAACACCTGAATATGGTCAAGATTCCAGAATACAAAAGACTGCCCACCAATCAACGCATGGCGGGCAGCATCCATAATATTTTCATCAAACGTAGCGCCAAGTGCCTTTTTTGTGGCCTCACTGTTAAACGCAACGCCGTTGCCCAGCAGGTAAGAAACTTCCTGATCTACAACAAATCCAAAAAACTTGCTGGCAATCTTGTGGTTTGCTGTGTACATATCGGGATGCGCTTTCCCCTCAAGGTCGTACACCATTTTTTCGTAGCGGTTGATTGTGGGATTTTCGCCCCAATAGTACAGCTTTGCATCCAGCATGTCCCGCGTCTTTTTCTGGCCTTTAAAATCGTTGATGGTGTCAAACACAAACCCCATGCGGGAACGTTCATCTTCACAGACCGCCACAAAGTCTTGATATGTTCTGATTTTCCCTCACCGCCTATCTGTAAATGCTTTGATACTTCATTGCCGTATTGTCTCCGGCTTTGTTCGCTGTGCTTTCCATCCCATAACGCACTGCGTCAATGTGATGGTTGTTCAAATCCGGGTAGCCTTCCAGCACTTCCCCCGTCTTGCTGTCTCGCTCGTACTCGTACTCGCTGAATTCCTTTGCTGTGTCCGGGCATCGTTCTGGATCAATGACAATCGCTTTTAGCATTTGCAGCCACTTTGTGCCGTATCGAACCGATTTCGGCCCTTTACGGGCAGGGAATGTTTTCACGCCGTACTTGTTGTAGTCCGCAATGGATTTCGGCTCAGCACTATCCGCGCAGACTTTGTCCTCGCGCGTCAGCCCTCTATCCAAAAGCAGCTGTGCAGTATCCCTGTTGCTGGTTCTGCGCCGTGTCATTTCATCAAAGATGTACAGTGTTCGCCGTGCCGCGTCATAGTGCATAGCATTGTATGCCCAAGGGTCAGGGTACCAGCCCCAGTCCACGCCGCGCTTGATGCGGTCAAAGCTGGCAATCTGTTCATCGGTTATTTTCTCAATGCGCAGATTCTCGAACACTGCCGTGCCACTGCCGACAACCTCGCCAAGATACTCATGCCGGTATGCTGTTTCGTTTGTGCGCTCCAAGTATTCAGCATCGGCCAGGAACCGCTCTCCGAGCCATTCTGCGGGCGTTGTTTTGTAGGTGGAATGATGTACCAGCTTGCCTTCGCGGGCTTTCAGCGCGTAGCCGTTCGCCCAGTTCCGCGCCATTGCGGGCGGGTTGAAGCTCTTGAACGTGATGAACCAGTCACCGCCGCGCAAGCACGACTGCTCCACATTTCGGATTTGCTCTTCACCGTCAAACTGGTCTAGTTCTTCAAACCAGCAGATGCCGATATAACCAAACGGCACTTTGATTGACTTTACCTTGCCGGGGTCATCAACGCCGAAAAAAAGCACCTTTTGCCCAGTAGGCAAATAGGTGCATTCCATAGGGGAAACCGTGCAGCGAAAATGGTCGTGCAATCCAAGCTCATTGATAGCCCAAACGATTTGCGCATACACGCTTGTGCGCAGTGTGTTTCCGACCTTGCGGAAAACCGCCGCGTGGCATTGCGGATGCTTTAGCAGTTGTAAAATCAGCTCTATGCTGATATAGCTGGATTTGGTAGAGCCGCGCCCACCTTTCGCAAGCAGTTCTTTCACGTTGCCTGCCTTGATTTGCCGGTGCGCTTCAGCAAAGCATGGGGAGACCATAGCCGATAATCTGTTACAGGTCATCTATGATTTGCACCCCGCTGTCTGTCTGTTGTTCAGGCTCGTCTTTCTGCCCCAAATACTGTTTGCCGAGCCAAATTGCCATATTTGCGTTTTTTTGGGCGAGTGCAAATTGATACCGACGCAGAGAGCATTTTCCCTTTCCTCGCTTTTGCTTAAAAACTACGGAAAAACTATCCTTGTATGTCCTTTTGCACCACGCATCAATCGTTTTGTCTGTTACGCCAAAGAAATCGCATATATCTTCTTTTGTACACTGTAACCCGCATAGGTTTTCAAAGTGGTTTTGATCGATCTCTTTTCTCGGGCGTCCTGTTTTTGCCATAAACGCCCTCCTTTTTCTTTTGGCGTTGAATGAATTTCTGCATATCCCTTTTTAAGTACGGGCTGTCTGTCTTTGCGATTATTTTTCGCGCTTCTTTAATTGTCATTTAACAGCACCGCCCTATTCCCCGTCAGGGTTTCCCATCGCTTTACAATCACATCACAGTATCTTGGGTCGAACTCCATTGCATACGCATCCCGACCGTTTTGCTCACACGCAATAACCGTCGTCCCGCTGCCAGCAAACAAATCAAGCACGGCGTCACCGCCTTTAGTGTTGTTTTTGATTTGATAATCGAAAAGCGCCACAGGTTTCATTGTTGGATGCTCTTTATTTTTTGTTGGACGGTCAAATTCCAGCACGGTTGTTTGCTTTCGGTCTGACGCCCACAAATGACCAGCACCAGACTTCCATCCGTAAAGGCACGGCTCATGCTTCCATTGGTAGTCCTGCCTGCCCATTACCATTGCATTTTTTACCCAAATAAGAACCTGCCGGACTTCCCATCCCGCCATCTGGCACGCCGATTCAAAGGCGTATGTCTTTAGAATGGCGTGCCAGATGTAGAATACAGCCCCCGGCTTCATCACAGAATCAGCAGACGAAAACGCAGATTGCAAAAACGCAATAAACTCATCGTCGCTTTTTGCATCGTTTTCGATTTTAAGCGCGTCCTTGGTTTTCCCAGTATAGTCAACCCCGTAAGGCGGGTCTGTGAGCAACATGTCTGCAAGACGCCCCCCCATAAGAGCGCTTACATCATCGCTTTTTGTGCTGTCGCCGCACATAAGCCTGTGTCTGCCAAGCTGCCAAATGTCACCTTTTTTTGTTATTGGCTCGGATTCCTCATCCACCTCCGGCGCATCGTCTTCTACAACTTCTTCTGTCGCTTCTTCTGGGAGTCCCCAATCAAAATCAAACGCCGACAAATCCAGCTCCGGCAGTTCATCTTTCAGCAGGTCGAAGTCCCAGTCACTCTCATTGCTTTTGTTATCCACAAGCCGGAGGGCATTCACCTGCTCTGGTGTCAAATCGTCCACACAGACGCACGGTACTTCTTTGATTCCCAGCTTTTTTGCAGCCAATGCGCGGCAATGCCCAATCACAATAATGTTGTTTTTGTCCACAACAACCGGCTGCACAAACCCATATTGCTTGATGCTTTCGGCAACATTTTTGATTTGCCTTGCATCGTGCTTTTTTGCGTTGTTTTCGTATGGGTGAATTTCTCCCAGCGATTTCATCACAATTTGCATAATATCCTCCTTTATGCAAAACAAAAAGCCAACACAATTTGTGTAGGCTTATATCCCCCAAAACCCCTTTGCGCCGGAGGAAAAGCGCGTTCCCGCCCTACCGGTCTCTGCTATGCCGGTCTCGCCCGTTGCAGCTGCACACCTGCAACGTAATCCAGCGTTATTTATATCCCGTCCGCTGGTCGCGGTTTCTGCTTTGATTAAAAGGAGGGCCACAACGCGCAACGGTGTCAGTAACAGCGTCCGCGCAAGCAGATGTGGGGCAGATTTTTTCAGGCTCTCGAAGTCCCGTTGCGACCTGCCATCGCGCCGCGCTCCTGATCGGCTTGCCGCTTTGCTTACAGCGTTCAGGTTATCTATCGCGTTTTGCCTGCGCCGGGCTTTCACCGGTGGGAGCGACCCAGCACGTGCCCTCAGCCGGACTTGAACCGGCACACCAAGGCTCTTGCCATTGAGCTACAAGGGCATGTGCGGCTTGCCGTTTGCACGACCATTGTCATCATTTGTGAGGTATACCGCACACTCTCACACAGACAGGTTGCGACCCTGCCGTCTGGCACGGGTGGAAGGTCTTGACCCCTCATCTTGCGGTTTTGGAGACCGCCGTTCTGCATTGAACTACGCCCGCACAAGGCCCCGCATGTTACGCACTGTCAGTAGGCTTGCGGGGGTTGCCTATCTGGCTACCCCGGCAAGCGTACCTGACGGGTAACCCCGGTCAAGCGTACCTGCCGGGTATATAGCCAGAGTCATCGGCGTTGGTACTACACACAGGTCTTGCACCTTTGCCGCGCCGTTGCTTCGGAACGCGGTGCCCTTATTCTTTACAAATAGAATCGGCTATGTA